CTAACGGGGCATCTACAACTTCACGTTGTAGGCATCTGCAAACGCAGGTAAATCTTACGAATTCGAGAATAGGAAACGTTCTCTAAGATTCGATCGTAATCTCCACACGGTGGTACGATCCATCCCTTAACGGGGAATTCGGTTGTATTCATCTCAACCTAGTTCACAGAACTTCGACGTCTATCATTCTTCGGAGGTCTAGACTTCTTATCGTTCTTTGAACAGTCGGTTCTACTCGAACCTTTCCCACTATAAGTCGTGGGTAACATCCTTTCCAAATCTTTGGAAGTAATACCAAATAAGGACTTCAAACACTTCTCTTTACTCGAGAATATCGTCCTATAGGCCAACATCGCTCCCTCCTGGTAACAGGTTGGTCTTCTCAAATACCTGTGGCTGATGTAGTCTTTCATAGTCGACACAACCAGGTAGTTATCGAAGTACCAAATCAAATCTAACCACGATTTGTACCAGGCGTCAAAAACGCTCGGGGCCAAATCCTTCACTCCCAATTTTATGTTCAGTTTCAAAGCATTCGGTACAGCCAATACCTTCTTTCCACCATTAACAGTAGGCAACAAACATAAAAATTTGCTGCACACAAATGGTTGATTATGCGGAAATTTCGCTTCAAAATTGAACAACGTCACGAATTTAAACTCTTCAGATCGGTCCAAAGGTTTTATGGAACCTATGAGACTATCGTCCCCTGAAGCTATAACAAACGTCACGTTCGGGTCCAACAAATCATACATGTACGCCAAAGCAGACAAGGTAATAATGGTATTACCCAAATACGTACACGCATCTCCTGTGCGCCTCTGATAGTTCACACTAAACCCAATACCACACGGTCCATCACGGATGTGAGATATCTCGTGTGACCCAAACCACATATCGAGGAAATCTTTCGGAGCACCCAAAGCAGTGAAGATATGAAACTGGATCAAATGATGCAATCGCTGCTGTGACTTATCGAATTTCGAAAAATCAATTTCTTTAAATTCTTTCGTCATTTCAAAAACGAAAGGATCCAGAGAAAACAACTGGTGATGTTTGCCTGATGGAATGGATATCTTATCGTTCAAACACAGAAGCAAACGATTACACATCATTAGGAAAATCGGTGATGTAGACATAACCTTTCCTTTATCGTGATATGTAATGGTAGCAGGTAATGGTCTCTCGAACAACTGAGACGTATCTTCGACCGGTTTGAGCTGGGTCTT